AGTTTGCCGCTATACATACAAAAAGACAGTTTAGATATCATAGCTGAGATAAAGAAATATAAGTGGATGGTAGACAAGAATGAAAAAGTTTTAGATGAACCGGATAAGGGTGCAGGGCATGATCACGCTATGGATGCTATCAGATACGCAATTTTCACGAAACTAAAGACCCCGTCTTTCACATGGGGCGTATTATAAATGGGGTTATTTGACTTCCTAAGAAAAAAGGGTTTAGACCCGAAACAAAGCCTTTCAAGTTTCCCAATGGTATTGGGTCAAACTGTAATGGGGCAATATAATAAGCAAACGAGTTTAGAGGAATCATACGCCTCTAATGCTGATATATACGCCATTGTTTCACTCTTAGCAAGAAAGGCAGCATCTATACCCTGGTATGTTTACAAAAGGAAAAACGAAAAAGGATCTAAGGTAGCATTTGCCCGTTATAAGAATACGGGCGATTTAGCTGAAAGAAAGAAAGCATTAGAAGAAGATATAGTAGAGGGTGGAGGGTTGGCTGAGTTATTAGCACGTCCTAACCCTACTCAGGGGCAGGATAAGTTCTTTGAAAGTCTTTACACATATTACTGGTTAACGGGCGAGGGGTTCATATGGGGAAACGATGGAAACTCGGACAACCCTAAAGCAAAGATAGTAGAAATGTTTGCCCTTCCATCTCAATTGATAGACCACGTATTAGACCCTAATGATATTTTTGGAGTATTAGGGTGGAAGCTGAACATAGCAACAGGGGTGAGATTATCTAAAGACGATGTGTTGCAATGGAAGATGACTAATCCTTTGGTGATTGATGATCATGTAGGGGTTCGGGGAATGAGTCCACTTCAGGCAGCTTATCGCACGTCGCAAATGGGCAATGAGGCTGAAAAGGCTGCTTATTCAATGATGGCAAATGGAGGTGCGAAAGGTGCATTAACTCCTGAGCCAGTTGGCAATCTGGTTCCAAATGTAAGCGTAGAACAAGCTCAGGCTATCAAGGACTTCATGACAACGTATGTCAATGGAACTTTGAATAAAGGCAATATAAGCGTATTACAGACACCGTGGAAATATCTTGACTTTGGGTTAAGCTCAGTAGATATGCAGCTCATAGAAGCGCAAAAAATAACCCTGCATAAACTTTGTAGAGTGTTTGGTGTGCCTGTTATACTTTTTGAGGCTGATTATATGTCTGATAACAATTATCAGAACGCTTTAAGGGATCTCGTAACAAATACGATTGTTCCTGCAATAGCCTCTTTAAGAGATGAACTGAACAGGTGGCTGGTAGCAAGAAATGGAAATAATTCGGAGTACATAGATTTTGACGTTCAAGCCTTACCAGAGTTACAGAAAGACATCACTCAGTTAGTGAGTGGGTTGGTAAATGCACATTGGTTGACGTTTGACGAAAAGAGAATAGCGATGGGCTACGAGCCTAAAGGCGGTGAGTACGATATAAGTTATGTTAATAGCGGGCTAATACCATTAGGTGAAAGCTCAATAGACTTACCCGATGAGAGTGAAGATGAGGCAATATGATCTTTGCACTCATTATGTAGTTGAGGAGGTTGGCATAACTCAGGAGGTGGTCATTTACGGAGAAATATTGTTAGGACAAGTTTTAGAGCAACATGACAGAGCAAGATATATGGGTTATAGTGATGGAGCGTTTTCCAAAGCTGGACAAGGAGAGAACTTGCAGGATGGAACGGGAGTTTAGGAACATGGCGAGGCAAAGTTATAAATTGAAATTAATTGAAACCTACAGAAAGGCGAACATATTGGCGGGAAGTAACGAGGATGCAGCTAAAAATGCAAGCTAAGTACAAACCAAAGATTGAGCGAGCGTTAAGGAATCAAGTAGAAAAGTTCATTGAAAACAGAAGTGAGTTATGGAACGAGGAGTTGTTATTGGTGTTCGCTAAGTTATACAGGGAAACCGTATTGGTATTTGCGAATTTCCAGTACAAAAGATTGAAGCAATTGAGCGAGAAACAAACTATGGGCTTCAATGCAGTATGGACACAAGATGTCAATGAGTGGTTAAGTATGAACGGATTGCAGTTGGTTAGTACGGTGTCTAATTCACAAAAGGAAAGGATATTAGCGATTATCAACAATGCAATACAAGAGGGAGTGGAACAAGGATTGGGGTCTGATGTTGTAACAACTAACATTGTATCAAGGTTGAGGGAGTTTGGTAAGATAGGTCAAGGATTTATAGCGGAAAGAATAGCGAGATCGGAAACAATGAGGGCGGCCAATATTGGACACATGAAGGGGGCAAATGCTCACAACTTCTATGTTAAAAAAGAATGGATAGCAGCAAAGGACAACAGAACCAGAAGACAAGAAAGAGGCGATGAATTTGATCATTGGGACTTAGACGGCCAGCAAAGAGAAATGGATGAAGTCTTTTTTCAGTTAGGCAGAACAGGAAAGATAGCTAACGCACAACAACCAGGGGATGCAGAAGCCCCAGCAGCTTTTACGGTGAATTGCAGATGTACAATAGCCTTTGAAGCGAAAAGAGATAGTAACGGACGCATAATAATGAAACGATGATATACAGTTACAAAACGTTGGATCTACAGGTAAAGGATGTTGACCGAAAGGAAGGCATAGTTTCCGGTTATTTCTCCGCGTTCAATATAAAAGATGCAGACGGGGATGTTATCCTTCCGGGGGCGTTTACCAAAAGCATAAGCGAAATGTTCCCTAAGGGGCGAATTAAGCACCTTATGAACCATGATCCATCTAAGCCATTGGGTAAGATACTTGAACTAAAAGAGGATGATTACGGGCTTTTCTATACGTCTAAGGTAGGTACTCATTCATTGGGTAGGGATTTTATCAAGATGGTAGAAAGCGACCTAATTAGGGAACATTCAATAGGCTTTAAAGACCTTACCCCTGAAGGCAAAAGAAAGGGTGAAGGTGCTAACAATATCACAGAGGTAAGGCTATATGAGGGTTCTTCTTTGACTGCATGGGGAGCGAATGAATACACTCCGCTTGTAGAAATGAAGGGCGATGTAGACAGCCTATTAGACAGAGTTAGCAAGTTTGAAAAGTTTGTCAGGTCTACAGATGCGACAGACGAAACAATTGAGTTGTGTTTAATCCATATAAAACAACTAAGCCAGTTAATTGAAACCATGAGTAGCACTCAGGCCGCTGTTAAAGCACTTGAGCCGCAAAAAGAGAGTAAAGACGCTGTAGCTGATTATTTATCACTACAAAAAATCTTTACGGAATGGAAAATTTCGAGCAAGTGATTAAAGACGGATTGAAATCCGTTGAATCACAATTAAAAAGCGAGTTTGCGGTACTCGATGCTAAACACGCAGCACAAGTAGAGCAACTCAATGAGGATGCTAAAACTAAGGGCGAAACCCTCGCAGAAGTTAAAGCAAAGGTAGATGAAATGATTGCCTCTAACGGCAAATTGAAAGCATCTATCGAAGCAGAAGCCTTTGGTGGTAATCGTCAAAAACAACTCTTGTCTAATCTGAATGAGATCATTCATGACAATTACGACAAGATCAAGTCTGAGACTCCGTTTATGGCTCAAAAAGCCGTAGGTGTAATGGGTGTTTCCAACTTTGGAAACTTTGGTGGTATTACCGGAACTGCACCTATCAGTTATGTTGAGAATCCGATTATGAGGAATTTCTTTTCTCCGCATCTGTATGATGTGTTCCGGATTATCCCAACTGCTACTGGTTCAGTTACTTTCCCTCGTGGTGGTGTTCCTAATGCGGGTGAGGGTTCATTTGGAGATCAAACTGAAGGTTCAGCAAAAGCACAGGTTGACTACGACATCACAATGGTGAACGTATCTGTTCCTTTTGTAGCGGGTTATGCTAAAGTGTCTCGCCAGATGCTTCAGGATTTGCCTTTCCTTCAGGGTTACCTTTCAACTTCCCTTTTGGAAGACTGGAACAGGCGTGTAAATAATAGCTTTATGGCTACTATTACCGCTGCGTCTACTGCTGGTTCTACATCATCTACCGGAGCAGCTCCACGTATGATTGATTACGTTGGCCAGCATGGTGCTTTGGGTCTTGGTGTAGCTGACACCATCCTGACTACTTATGCAGTTTGGGCAAGCGTGTTGAATACTTTGCCTTCTAACGGTTCTTACTCTGTGCCTGGTGGTATCACCATCGGTGCAAACGGAGAAACTCGTATTGCGGGTATTCCTTTGATTCCACATCAGGCTATTCCTACCGGAAGAATCCATGTGTTGAATCGTCAGGCGTTTGCAATTGCACAGGCTTCAGGTCTTCAGGTTAGGTCTACTGAGAGCGATCAGGATGATTTCATCAAGAATCTCGTAACATATCGTTGTGAGGCTCGTGTTGCTCTGTTGAGCTTCCAGCCTACTGCCGCTATCTACGGTTCTGCATCTTAAATATAAGGGGGGAGAAATCCCCCTTTATTAAACTCAACTCATGCCAATAGGAGCATTCAATACGATCCCTTACCTAATTAGGATCATGCTAATGAACAAGCATGAAAGTGTATTAGACTTAGGAATAGGACACGGCATCAACGGGGCGATAGTTAGGAATTGGATTGACAACGGAGTAAAGCCATACAAAACGCATTTAGAAGGAGTAGAGGGGTTTAACTACCGATCTCCTTTGTGGGAATGTTACAACGTGGTGCATGAATGCACAATAGAAAAGTTCTTTGAAACAGATAGCAGGAAATGGGATTGCATAGTAATGACTGATGTACTGGAACACTTCACGAAAGAGGAAGGTGTATTTGTGATTACTAAGTGTAAGGAAAGACTTAATAAAGGCGGTGTTTTCATTGTAGTTACTCCTGGGGTGTTCATTGAACAGGGTGCTTACATGGGTAATGAATTAGAGGTACACAAAAGCCTTTGGTCAACTTTAGACTTTCAGGCTCATGGGTTTAGTGTTGTCATGGATGGTTCATTAGACAATTTGGGATATAAAATGATTTTGGTAGAATACGTAAAAAACTAACATGAAATTCCTTTGCTCCATACACTTGTACCCTCCTAAGCATCTTTGCGGTGCTGAGATGATGATACACAACATCAATAAGTATCTAATCTCTAAAGGCCATGAGGTGAGGGTGTTGATATGGCAAAGCAATCACTACAACATCAAAGACATTTATGTGTACGATGGAGTAGATGTGTTCCCGCCTAATGAGCAAATGGTAGAAACGTTGTTCTTATGGGCAGATGTAATTGTAACGCATTTGGATTTTACACAGAATACCATTCACTTAGGCCGGATGTTTAAGAAGCCGGTAATGCACTTGGTTCACAACTATTCACCATACGAAAGCATCAAACAAGCAGATAGACCACAATACATAGTTTACAATTCCAATGCAGCAAAAGAAAAATTACAATACACTCATGAAAGTTTTGTGCTTCATCCAAGTTGTGATTTTAGATATTACGATACAAAGAAGAATACGGAACAGAATGAGGCTATAACGCTAATCAACTTAGACAAAAACAAAGGCGGGCATATTTTAAAGCAAATTGCTGAAAGGATGCCACATAAGAAATTTATAGGCGTAAAAGGAAGTTACTCAGAGCCAGCTAAAGACGGGCAACAATTAGATCAACCGACTAACGTAGAGATACACGAAAAAACTCAATACATAAAAGACATTTATTCGAAGACTCGAATTTTAATTATGCCGAGTGCCTTTGAATCATGGGGGAGAACGGCTACTGAAGCCATGTGTAGCGGCATACCTGTTATTTGTACTAAAACGCCTGGATTGTTTGAAAACTGCGATAAAGCGGGGAT